GCAACGTAATATTAAGTATAGACCCTGGAAAAAGGCTAATCCTGGTCAATACGCTCTTTCAGATGATGGATACGTATCTAAAGTTCTTTCCCGTAGGGAGTATACTGACAATTCAGGTCGTAAGAATATTTATATGAGATTTCCATTTGGATATACCTTTTTTAGCCCTAAGCATAAAACACGTCCGTTATATGCAAGGGGACGCAAAACTAATGTGACTATGACTGGTAAGCCTTATATACAGGTTCAGTCTAAGCAGAATAAGATGAAAGCACTTGCAATGATGTTTGCATTAAAGCCTGATTATGACCAGGCTATAGAATGGGCATTAGGTGAGATAAATGATTCTCAGAAACGTAAGTGGAAACGTACAATGAAAACGGAGACATTCCAAGGTATGGTAAGAGAAGAGATGGCAAAACGCCTTAGTGACCATGGCATGGATGAAGATTTTACGCTAGATTTACTTAAAGAAGCAATAGAATTAGCGCGTAAGAAGAACGAGACTAACAATCTTTTAAAAGCAGTTGAGAATCTTCAAGATATGCATGGTATGAAAGAAAAGCATTTACTTAAGACTACTGATAAGATTGAAGCTTTTTCTAGCGTCAAGCTTATAGATGAGCTTAAAGAGGAAGAAAAAAGCCTAACAATGCAAAGAACTCAAATTGAAGAAAAGAAAGATAATGAGAGTTCTGATAAAGAATAGTTTATCAAAAGAAGATGCAGAAGAATTAATGGCGAATAGGTCTGATGTTACCTCTGATAGATTCTCTAATCCTATCGTTGTTAAATTATTAGATAAGTGTAAAGAATATATTGGGAGGGATGTAAATACTAATCAACCTAGTTATCTTAGAATTAATTCTACTACAGCTGGACATAATTGGCATATGGATACAGGGACTAATGGTCATATGACATGGTGTCAATATGGAATGAGTACGTTATTAAGTCCTCCTAAGGAAGGTGGTATCTTTAAGTATAAGGAGCCTGATATAGAATATAGTCAAAAAGAACATTATTTAAACACAATATTGCATACAAGCGACCAATGGCATATGGTTGAGCCATCAGAGGAAAAGCGAACAGTATTGTTAATGTTTATAGCATAATATGGATTTTAAAGAAAAGAAAGAAGGAAATAATGGCAAAGAATAAGACGCCTTTACAGGCACTATTTGAAAAGGGTGATTTACCTGGAATAACACAAGCTGATGTTGTTAATCAGGCTCATCCAGGGTATATGCAGGCAGCTCCAGACCCTAATATTATAGCTTCTGCTGGGACTAATATATTTGGACAGCCTACAGCCCCTTTAACACAGGAAGATTTAATAAATATGATAACTGGTATGGGTTCTCCTATGGCAATGGGAACTGTAGCTAAAGGTGGTAGCAGTTTATTACAAAGATTATTAGCTAAGTTTAAACAGGATAGAGCTATACAGAAGAGTATTGCAAGACAGAAGAATAAGCCTGAATTAAACTTTCAAAATAGAAAAGCCGATAGAATTGAAGATATGGAGTATGAACAGATGATGCGTGGATATAAGAATGCAATGTCTGACATAACTTTAGACATGACTTTAGATGAACTGATGAAAAAATTGTAGATGGATTTCGAAGAAAAGAAAGAGGGAAATAATGGATTTTGAAGAATGGTATAGTAATATTGTTAAAAATTTAGGAATAAGTTCCAATCCAGATGATATAGAACATTTTTATGATTATAGAGCTGCTCACAAGGCTGGTGAACCTATTCCTGGACCAGGGCAACATATGAGTTCTAAATATAAGAGTCCTTTACATCCTAATAGGTTTGTTTCAGGAGAAGAAATGGGATTACAAGGAGTAGCCTTATGGGACACTTTAGAAGAGAAACCTGCTGATATACAAACAGTTGTAATTGCTAATTATAAAAGAAATGAGCTATTAAAGAAGATATGGACTTCGAAGAAAAATACGCTCAACTAGAAGCGCTAAAGAAGATGCGGAAGAATATGGCACTATTCGGAAGATACTGCTTCCCAACAGCCCTCCGCAAACAAACACCGCCGTTCCATCATGAGGTGTATTCTTCTTTAAAGGATGACGACACAAAAAGAGTGTTAATAGCTGCTCCTCGGGGAACGGCAAAGAGCACTGTTACCACTCTTATTTATCCATTATGGAAGTTAGCATTTAAGTCTAGCAAGGAAGATTTATTTATTGTTATCATATCTGAGTCACAAGCTCAGTCTATTAACTTCTTATCACGTATTAAATATCATTTAACTCATTCTGATAAATTTAGAGGTATCTTTGGGGATATGGGACCTAATACTGCACAGCGTTGGACTAATACTGATATAGTACTCGCTAACGGCACAAGGATAATAGCTGTTGGTACAGGACAAAGAGTACGTGGTTTTATTGAAGGTGATACAAGACCTAATCTTATTATAGTTGATGACTTCGAGTCAGAACTTAATGCATATACGTCAGAAGCACGTGCTAAAAATAGAAAATGGATAACAGAAGCTGTTATACCTTCTTTATCAGATGATGGTAAAATATGCATGATTGGTACTGTTATATCAGAAGATTGCTTCTTATATTGGGCTAAAGACAGCACTGCCTGGAAAACATTATGGTACTCTATATGGGATGAGAATCAAAAGTCTATATGGCCTGAAAGATTTCCTAAGGAACGTATTTTAGAGATTAAGGATGAATTTTCCTCGGTAGGCAACTTGAATGGTTTTTATCAGGAGTATATGAATATAGCTCAATCGCCTGATGATGCGCCATTTAAACCAGAATGGATTCAGATGCATCATTATCAATTCGAACGACGTAATGGTCAAGGATGTTTAGTAAGGAGTTTAGAAGATGATAAAGAGAAAGTTATACCAGTGGATGTGTATTGCGGGATTGACCCTGCTAGTTCTCTATCAAGGCGTGCTGACTTTTTTGTCATTGCTACCATTGCTGTTGATAGCAATAATAGAAAGTATATTATCGACTGTGTACAAAAGCGTATCTCACCTGCGGAACAGCCTGGTGAAATTATTTCAGTATATAAGAAATTTAGGCCTAAAAGAATGAAGATAGAGACAGTCGGATATCAAGAAGCGCTGAGGACTGCTACTAAACAACTAATGCAAGAAGAGAATTTATATATTCCAGGATTAGAGAAAGGCGTTAAACCTAGAAATGCGAAATCAGAACGTTTACTTTCATTAGTCCCTATGTTTGCAAAAGGTGATTTTTATTTTAGGCCTGAAGATTTAAGCGCTCAACAAGAGTTCTTATCCTATCCTAAGGGAAAGCATGATGATATAATGGATGCTGTATGGACAGCATTAGATGGTCATAGGGCTTGTAGAGTGAAAAAATACGAAAAAAGTGAAGAAAATAGCACTTTAATTAAAAAATTCCTTGACTGGAAGCTAATGTAGGAGTTATATTAAGCGATATGCCAAATGAAAAATATTCAAAATTGACAGATAGTGAAGTCGTCCAGAAGGTTCAGGACATGTTTCGTACCTATTCAAAGAATAGAGAGACATGGGCCAGGCACGCTCAAGAAGATAAAGAGTTTAGGCTTGGCAAACAATGGACTAGTGAGCAGAAGGATATATTAGAGTCTAGAGGACAAGCTCCTATAGTAGTTAATCGTATTCATCCTGCTGTAGAAGCGGCAAAGGCTATGATTACATCTAATAGGCCTAGCTTTAGGGTTGCTGCAAGGGAAGACTCTGACAATAAGGTAGCTCAAACACTTAGTCATTTATTATCTTATATGTATGATATATCTGATGGACGTTCAGTAATACGAGAGGTAGTAGATGATTATTATGTAACTGGCTTGGGCTATATGCATGTGTACCAAGACCCTATGATGGATATGGGCAAGGGAGAGGTTTGTATGCATAGTATAGACCCTCTTGATGTTTATGTCGACCCTAATTCAAGGAGTCGATTTTTTGATGATGCTGAGAATATTATAATATCTCGGTTTTTTACACGTGACCAAGCCAAGAAATTATATCCAATGTATGAATCTGCAATTGATAATGCTGAATCAGATAGATATACTGATAGACCTGTGACAGGGAGAGCAGATGATGGCGAGACTATCTTTCCTGAAGATACCGAAACTAAAACTGAATATGGAGTATTCGGTAGTAATGATGAGTATGTACGTGGTTATGAATGGTATTCTAAAGAGTTAGTAGAAAAGTTTAGACTCTTTGAGACATTTAGTGGGTATGAAGATTTATTAAGTGAAGAAGAGTTTAATGAGTACATTCAAAGGCCAGCTTGGATAATTCAAGGACAACCAGTAGTTGACCCTCAACAAGCTGAGGCACTAATTGCACAGTTGCAACAAGAAGCTATACTGAACTATCAAGTAATGATAGAAGAGGAAACTGCTAAAGGGATTCCTTTAGAGGATTTACCTGAGGCTCCTGAAATAGATATAAAAGAGATTGACTATCAACAGTTAGTTTTAGATGGTCTTATTGATGTTGCAAGAGTGCAAGTTAAGCGAGTTCATCATTGCGTGGTAGTTGGAGATAAGAAATTATATAGTAGAGTATTACCTACTGAAGATTATCCTGTTATACCTTTTGTTAATATTCATACAAGGACTCCATATCCTGTATCAGATGTGCGAATGGTTAAGAATATGCAGGAATATATTAATAAAACACGTTCTCTTATAGTGGCTCATGCTACTACAAGTACTAATACAAAGATATTAGTTCCAGAGGGCAGTGTTGATATGAAAGAATTTGAAGAAAAATGGTCACAACCTGGAGTCGCTATTCCTGTAGATATGGACGCAGGAGCGCCTATGCCAGTTCAGCCAATGCCTCTTCCTAATGAGCTTTATAAAAATGAAATGGATGCAAAGAATGATATTGACCATCAGCTAGGTTTATATGAAATGATGATGGGTAATTCTGCTGTTGCTCCACAAACTTATAAAGCAACTATATCATTAGATGAATTTGGTCAAAGAAAAATTAAATCAAAATTAGCTGATATTGAAGCTAGTCTTACTCGAGTTGCTCAAGTGGCTATACCTTTAATGCAGCAGCTGTACACAGTTGAAAAAATCTTCAGAATTGTACAGCCAAATAATTCTATGTCAGAATATGCGATAAACAAACGTCTCTATGATGATAAAAGCAATGAAGTGAAAGTCATCAATGATATTACCGTTGGTAAATATGACGTAGTTGTGGTAGCAGGTTCAACCTTACCTACCAATAGATATGCAGAGCTTGAATTTTATATGGATGCTTATGCTAAAGGGCTTATTGATAGAGAAGAAGTTCTTAAGAAAACAGAAGTATTCGATATTGAAGGTGTTATGGAACGTACTGATATGATTCAGCAGTTGCAATCACAGCTTCAACAAGCTCAAGAGCAAATCAAACAACTTAGTGGAGATTTACAAACGCGTGATAGGGAATCAGTTAATCTTCGTAAACGTGTTGAAGTTGAGAAGTTTAAGTCAGATATGGATAAAGTTAGCAATAAAGCGCAAGCTGCTAATACCTTATTTGAGAAACGTCTTGATGACAACCTATCTACCGTTAAGACTGAAATCAGTCGCTCAATAGCAAATAGCTCACCTTCTGCAGGTAGAACAGAAGCAGCTAAGAATAAGGAAAATGAATAATGGAAAACGCAAATGTACAGGATACCCCTATGCAGAATGCAAATACACAGGATACTTCAAATGCTTTTGAAGCTCCTCAAGTAGATGCAAATCAGGGCTCCTCAAGCGAATTGTCCGTTGATGATATAATTTTAGGCAACGTTGACAGTACGGCTTCCGCTTTTGGAACACCCGAAACAGAAACAATATCAGAGAATGTAGAACAAGCTCCTGCAGAATCTAAGAATGATGATACTCGATATGAGTATTGGCAATCTCAGGCTGCTAAAAAAGATAATGAGCTACAAGAACTAAAGACTCAGCAACAGCAAATGCTTGCTATGCAACAACAAATGATGCAACAGCAACAGCCTGTTCAACCTGAGAAAAAGGTTCAAGAGTTTCCTGCAGCCCCTGAAAGACCTAAAAAACCACGTAACTTTTCTAGAGAGGAAGCTTATAGTGACCCTTCTAGCGAAAGTGCTCGATTTTTAGACGAGCAAGACGAATGGCGTGATAACATGGAAGAATATAAAGAATTAAAGCATCAATATGATATAGCTGTAATTCAAGAAAGTTTGAACAAGGAAAGAGATGCACGTGTTGAAGAAGTAAAGAGACGTGAAGCTTATGCTAAACAGCAGCAAGAAATTGCTACTGTAAGTAACGAAGTTCAGACAAAGTATGGCTTAAATCAAGAAGAGGCTGCAAACTTTATAAAAGACATGTCATCTGCTGATTCATTAACTATGGATAATTTGGTGCAATTGTGGAGGATAAAGCAAGGGCAAGGAGCTCCAGTAGGAACGCCTGTCCAACCTAGTCCGTCTCCTGAGTTTCAACAAACGAAGAGAGCACAGCAAATACCTTCTCCTATGGGGGTTATGCCAAGCACAGGTAATCAAGCTACAAGCTCCACTGAAGACCAGATTATGGATAAAATGATATCGGATTTCAATGATAGGAATCCTTTTAAAACAAAATAATAATACCCTACTTGAAGGCTTTAAGCAGTTGATAGAGGGTAAGATTGGAGAATAGAAAATGGGCACATTTTATAGTGGTCAGGCTGGTGCTACTACCCCTGGTGGTATTTCTATTGACGATACACGTAGAGTCTTTAATTTTGGAGACAGAGTTGCAGAGTTAGCTCCGCAACAAAGTCCATTTTTTGTATACTTGAATAAAGTAGCAAAAAAAGCAACTAATGACCCTGTGTTTAAGTTTTTAGAACAAAGGCATCAATACCAAAGACGTAACTTTTTAATACAATCTGGAGATGTTCTAGCTGATGGTGGTGCAATTACCGCAAATGGTAGTGCAACTCTTGCAGCTGATGAAGATTTAGTATTGCATTGTAAATATGATGAGTATGGAAAAATTTCATCATCTTCACCATGTAATTTTATCTTACCAGGTGCTATTATAGCAATTAAAGCTGATGATGGCGAAGTATATAGATTTAGAGTGGATGAAAGTGCTACTTTCTCATCTAGTACCTCTTCATATTCTGCAGCTTCACCTGCAGCAGCACAAGTACACCATGATACTAATGGTGTTACTACAATTAATGCTGAAGCATGTATTGCTTTACAAGATATTCCACAAGATACAACTGTATCGACTGGAAATCAAGGTCAAGTGATTGGTAGTTCATTTGCTGAAGGTTCAGATAGTCCTATTGGTTGGGAAGATAAAATGTATGATTCAGAAGGATATTGTCAAATATTCAAAACTGGAATGAGCATTTTTTCTGGTACAGCTATGGCTACTGAATACAGAGGTATTAAAAATGAATATCAACGTGTTTGGCAAGATAAATTAATGGAACATAAAATGGACATAGAGCAAGCATTCTTGTTTGGATATGGCGCTACACTTAATGACCAAGCTAGCAGTGCTCCTGTTAGACAAACTTGGGGTATAGTACCTTATACAAACACTAATGGTAAAGTATATAATATGTCTTATGCTTCCTCTGGATATGACGCTTTCTTAGATGCAATGGAAGATTATTTTGCACCTGAAGGTGGAAATTCAGGAGAAAAACTAGTATTGGCTTCAAGAAAAGTAATCACGTATTTAAATAAATTAGGTGCGGGTTCTTTTATGAATAACTCTGTTGGTTCTTCTCAGTACAGATTAGATGTTAATAATATTCCTGGTGCTTTTGGGCATACAGTAACAGTGGTAAATACTATATTTGGTAATTTACATTTTGTTGCTGAGCCTTTATTAAGAGGCCCTTGGGAAGATTATGCTGTATGTGTTGACTTAAGCAATGTCGCTTATCGTCCTTTAGCAGGTAATGGTGTAAATCGTGACACCTTTATTGAGACAAATGTTCAAAATCCAGGTGTTGATGGTAGACAAGACCAAATCATCACTGAAGCTGGACTTGAAATAAGTCTTCCTGAAACTCACGCAATACTTAAGTTTTCTTAAGAGAGGGGGATAGATAAATGGCAGTAATAGGAATAAAAAGCGCAACTGTAACTGATGGTACAACTCATGTTAATGATTCAGCTTATAGTAGGTGGAAAGTAGTTTCAGAAGGCGGAATGTCTTATTTAACTACTGATGTTATCAACCCTACTGATACAGATGCTGAGGTTGTAAGTCCTGGAATCCCAGGAGCATTAATCAATGGAAGTAAAATTGTTGTAGGTTTTAATACTACAACTGCTGGTGCTAATGAAACATCAGACTTTCATCTTGATGGCTCTATAGACGGTAAAAATTGGGTAATGATTGGTTCATCATTAGATGACGATACAGAGCCTAATGTAGCAGGAGTACAATTACATGCAGTTGATTTAACGAGTTATCAATTGCCTTGGTATAGATTGTCTTGGAATGATGGAAATGATGATTTGACTACATGGGAAGGTGTTTTCTTTGTAGGCGGATTAGCTGATGGAGTTGACGAAAGCTCGGTTGGAGTTGCTGGTATAGGCGCTGACCCATCATAATAAGTTAGTTAGTTAATAGTGTAATGGGGAGCTTCGGCTCCCTATTACTACAAATTTTAAGGAAGGAAAGATATGGCAGCTGAATTATTAGGCACAAAATGGAGCCGAATAGCTGATATGACAGCAACAGATGATTTAGATAGTGATAATCCAGACGTGCTTCCATATACGACTCCTATGGGAAAAATTGCCAATGGAGGCGTTACAGGTACAATGGGATATTATTGTATTTTTAATATGGATGGTGGTACTGACCCAGATTACACACATCCTTTTGATTTCCCTATAATGGGAGATTTTACTGTAGTATTAAACTCTGGTGGAAGTGATTTAGGTGGAGCTCTTGAAATGGATTGTAGTGTTCAAGGTTCTGTAGATAGCATTAATTGGGTAGATTTGCATACAGATTTATTGGATGGGGTTACTCTTGACAATCTAACTAAAGCGGCAGTATATGATTATGATGCAAAAGGCAGAATGCCTTATATGAGATTAGAATTAACTGCAGCGGCTAATGCACAGAATGAATCTATTATGATTCACGTGGTACCTCACTAAGATGGCTGATAGAGCAGGATTACCATACTGTACGCCTTGGAAGAATAAAATGCTTCCTGCATTGAAGTTAAGCCATACTTTTTTTATACAAGTACTGACTAGTACAGGAAAGTTTCAGAATACCTCTGGATTAGTAGATGTTTGGGCAGTTGATGATTGTTTATGGAATGATTGGCCTGGATGGGATATCACAAATACAGGTTCGAATGCTACGACTAATAGTAATAATTTCTCAATACATATGAAGCTATATGAGGCTATATTTGGTGACGACACAAGTTATGTTGAAACATTTCGACAACCAGATGCATTTATTGATGGAACAGTAGGACTAACTACACATAACTCTACTAATATAGATACTGGTCTGGAAGCACCTGATTTCAGTCCTATATGTGGATTCACAGTTAGATTTGACCGCGGTGGAGGCCCTCCGAACGGTGTGCATCGTGGATACAATGCTAGTAATATGATGACAAGTCGCCTCCCTTCAGGTGTAGATTCTGATACGCTCTCAGGATGGAGAGGTAGTAATGGAAACCTACAGGTTCCTAGGGTTATTGCTCCAGGGTTAATGATTAACTTTAATGTTGATAATGATACAGACTTCTTTGATAGTGATGGGACTTTTGAATTTGAAGTAAATTCACCTGCACAGGTATCATACTTGAGTAAACAAGCTTTTTCAACTCCATGGGAAGCAGCGAAAGGCCCTCATATGATTAAATCTGGAGAAGCTCCTGGATTATCAATCAATCCCTTTTACCTAGGTGGTAATCGGCTTTTTAATGGAGCAGATGGCTCTCTGAGGCCTATAAACTATGGAATGCCTATGGGCTCAGAAACAAAGATTAATGGCGTTTGGACAGTATGGTGGCAACATCCATATGTAGGAGGAGATACTGTAGTTACAGAGATATTACCTAAAGAAGCTTTTAATGGTTTTACATTTATTATGGACAGATTCCATTCATCAGTAAGAAAAAAGGGTGATGGGAATATAGGTATTTCAGTATTTCTAGAAGGGTCTACTGATAAAGAGAATTGGTTTGAGGTGCAGAAATTTGTTGATGATGTTATGTGGAACTATGCTATTGAAGGCGCTACCTACCTTATACCTCCAGTCGTTTGGTCCGGAACTGATTCTGCATCTGTTCGAGCGGAGTTTTTAAGAATAAAATTTGAATTTGAAACAGGCGGTTCTAGCACGGATACCTACCATTCTGGGCAATGGGTTCAATCTGCAATAGTTCCGCTATAATATATAACATAAGGAGGATAGCATTATGACAGCTATTAGACGACGAAGAAGAGGCCCTAAAGCCACTAAAAAATCAAGAGCTAGAAAAACTAGTATAGCAACTAGACGAGGTCTAAGACCAGCTCGTGCAAGAGGCAGGAGATAAGATTGCCTACCAGAGTTAACAGCAATAGTGTCGGGAATCCGTGGCATGGTAAAGCCAAGCCCGATACTAGGCGTAAAATGAATACTGATAGTAAAGTGAAAAAGGGTAAAAAATAGTGGCATTTGTAGTGAATTTTCAAAAAAGGATACAAGACTTAACAGGCGCATTAATTACTGCAGCTGACGATGCATTAGAACAATTTGTAATAGATGGCTGTTATGATGTGATAGATAAGCTGAAGAAGACTGATTCATATAATGCTATGGACTTTTCTACATTATCAACTATTACAACTGACGTATTAACCGATGTTGATAATATGAGATGGGTAGAGTATGTATCACGTAATGAATTACCTTGTCGGAGAGTTTCTCATAGATTGGCTCCTTTTGTAGCTAATACAGATTCTTTACATTATGCTACTTCAGACGACCCTGTATATTATATTCTAAATAATCAGCTAGCTATTAAGCCTGCAATAGTATCAGGGGAACCAGGTAAAATATATTACATTCCAGAGTACGTGGTAACTAATTTTCAATCTGATGAAGGAATTAGTAGTATTGATAATTTTCCTAATGAATATTATGAGCATGTCCTTTTATATGCGTCAGTAATGACATTAGGTAGGAAATTGCTTGATTTAGTAGATGATACTTCTGCTAATTCATTATCTTTAGATGTAATTAGAAAGTTATTTAATGAGGATTTACCTGCTGATGGTCAAGAATTATTTGAATTATTAAAAGAAGAAGACGACGAAATGATAGGTTCTACGATAGGAGTCGTTCAAGCAGCCATGTCTGTAGCAGACCAAAAATATAAATGGTATACAGAAAGAATGATGGCATTACGTAGTGAATATATGATGAAATTTAATATTGGAGGGCAAAAGTAATGGCAAGTTTAAGTGGAAAGACGATAGCTTCGTCATACCCTTTATTACTAAAGATTCAAAGTGCTGATGATAGTAATACAACAGGGATAGATTCGACTTTAAGATTTATGGAGGATGGCGATGGTACGGCTTCTGCACTTAAAGTTTCAACTACGGGAGTTTCTTCCTCAGGGACATTCGCAGTAGCTGGAGCATCTACTTTAACTGGAGATGTTTCAATGTCAGGAGCATTAACAGTAGCTAGTAGTTTAACTTTTGGAGGTTCATCAACAGTAATCTCTGGTTCAAATGCATATACTTTTAAGGCTAATACTGGTAATGCATTGCAAATGATATTTGAAGCTGATAATTCTGAAGATAATTCTGATACATGGAGATTAAATTTTGCAGATGGTGGTAATGTTACATTAGACTCTTATACTTCTGGTAGTTATGTTTCAAAACTAACTGTAGAAAATGACGGTGACGTTGTAATTGCAGGCGACCTTACAGTAACAGGAAATAACATTTCTGGCTCAGGTGGTGCAATTCTAACCTTTTCTAATGATGATGTTCAATTCGCTGATAGTGCTGTTTTATCAAAGGATACAGCAATTTTAGGCTTTGGAGCAGATATAGATATTACCGTGCATCATGTTCATAATACTGGTTTGGCAATACTTAATAATGTATCTGGAAATACTAATAGTGTAACATCTATATTGCATTTAAAGCAAAACATTAATGGAACACCTGCGGCAGGTTCTGGATTAGGGATAGATTTTGAAACTGAATCATCAGTAGGTAATTATGAAATTGGAATGCAGTTAGCCGCTGTAGTGACCGATGGAACTGGTGGAGCAGAAGATTTTGATTACGTGATAAAACTAATGGAGAGTGGTAGCGCTGCTGCGGAAAGAGCACGTATTACTCACGATGGAAAATTAAGACTAGAAGGTAACGTAATACAAGCATCCGATGGTGGGGATACTATTACAATGGATACCTCGGATAATGTAACGATTGCTGGTGATTTAACAGTAACTGGTAATGACTTGACATTTGGTAATGGTGAGATTATTCACAATAACATGAATGGACGGATAAGTATAATAGCAGATACTGTGGCGATAGATGGGAGTATAGCTGGTAGTACTAACGTAGCATCTTACTTAGTGGCTGATGCAGGCTATGATTCTAAATATGCATTCTATGAAGCTGGTGCTTTACGATGGTCAATGGGATTTGATGGCAGTGATAATACAGATTATAAATTGCATTGGGATTATAATAATACATCTGTTGCTGGTGCTTCAAAAATGAGCTTAGCCTCAGATGGAGATTTGACTATAGCTGGAGGATTAACTTCTGCAGGACCTACAATTGCAACTCGTACATCGGTTAATAATCTTGCTAATGATGGTGAAATTCCTATCACTGCAACTTGTGTTAACATTGATGCTAATGGTGGAGCAAGAACTGGCATAAGATTTGCTGGAACTGGGACTGCAGGACAAATGATTATAGTTAATAATACTGGGGGAGAGAAATTAACATTTCATGGCACAGAAGGCACAGCCTTGGTTAGAGGTATACATTCAGACCATGATGTCATGGAAGCGAACGGAGTATATATATTTATATCTGATGGGAGTTTATGGAATTATATAGGTGGCGGAGTTGATTCTCAGCCAGACCTTGGTATGGTAGGTTCATAATAAGATAAGAGGAGTAATAATGAAAGCAGTAAAAAAAGAAGTAGAAAAGAAAGAATCTAAAATGACTAATGAAGAGGTTTTAGTTTCGTTACGAGAGCAATACGAACACCATAGAGCAATGATGTTTAAAGCTCAAGGAGCAATTGAAATATTAGAACAATTAGAAAGTGATAATTCTAAGGAGAATTAATGAAACAGCTTGAATTACTTGAACTAGTTAAGCAACATCACCCTGAGATGGGTTATACAGAGATTAGAAAGTCTTTAAATAGAGCTCAAGATGACTATTGTGCTAGAACAGAGTTGTTAAAAAAGACATTTACTCAGAATACAGTTGCTGGGCAGAGATATTATAAATTAGATGATAATATAATTAAGATTTTACGTGTTCAGGTAAACGATGTTGAAATACCACGCTTAATTGGTAGTCCAATCATAGATGATGATGAATTTGATAGTGAAACAGGAATAACTTCAGCCAGTTCTTCGTCTAATGAGAGGTATTGGTATATTGACAGTGGTAGAATAGGTATTGTTGAAAAGATTCTTAATGCTGTAACACGTGATGATAAAACAAGCGATTATCAATCTATTTCAGAAGTTAAAGAAATGAGATTGTTTACTGTTGCTCAAGGTTTAGACTTAGGAACTGATTTAGAACAAGAACTTGACTTACCTAGTCAATTTCATGAATCTTTAGTGCATAAAGTAGTATCAGATGGTTATTTATTACCACCTAATATTAGTTTAGATGCACATAAGATTTTTTATACAAAATATATGGAATCTGTTAAAGAAGGCAGAAAATATGCTCGTTCAAACTATAACCAAACAGGCTTTATTAAGCCAACATATTTCTAATGCCTTGGACAGAAGAACAGAATAAATTTAATACGTGGGATTCATCAGGTGAAAGTTTTGATAGCACTACTACTTGGAATGAGCTAGGTGGGAGTGGCGATTGGACAGAAGAAACTAATGCCACAGAATAGAAGGGACATTAATGATTGATGATACGGTAAAAACTACTATTACAGGATTGGGTTCAGCTGCAGTTGTAGGATTGGGAATACTGCCTGATTTAGTATCTGTTTTAGTAGGGTTAACAACAATATTATATTTAGTTTTAAAAATGATTAAAGAGTTTAAAAAATAAAAGGAGTATTATGGTATCTAAGCTTATAAGTAAAGCACTAGGCTTTCTAATGAAAAATGTTATGACAGAAAATCTAGTTAAAAGTGTAGTAGGAGTATTAGGAGATTATTTAGTCAAATCCTCAAAAAATAAACTTGATGATATGCTTTGGGGAAAGGTTAAGAAAAACCTAGGCATTTGATAGGTAGTATGATATTATTAGAAGACCTCATCGTAGATAATCAAGCAGATAGCGTGATTGAGTCTATAGGCGTTGAAAATGAAGAATCATTCTCAGAGAAGCCAGAAGAATGTTTACACTGTAAATCACGTGATATGGAAGCGATAGAGGTATTAGGGGCAACAGATGAACCGATATTATGGGCATGTTTAGAATGTGACGCCTTATTTTTGAAGTTCTCACGCAGTAAAACAGAAGTTTTACTTGCTAATGCGAAAGGTCTTTGGACATCACCACTTGATTGGGGATTTAAAGAAAGAGACCTTTTCAGTTAGGAGTTTTTTGATATGGCTAGTATCGACAAAGGTGTCGTTAAGCGTGCAATTGTTACGCCTGATAAACACGCACCTATACACGATAGAAAAGCTATCAGCGTAGTTAAGCAAGCAATAGAGATAGTAAAGCCAGATATCTACGTTGATTTAGGTGATTTAGGTGAATTTGCAGGATGTTCACATTGGCAATGGAAGAGAAAGAAAAAACCGCCATTGGAGTTTATCTTACCTCAAGTAGAGGCAGATATTAAAGGTGTGAATGAACTGTTAGATGATATTGATGAATCGTTGGATAAGGCAAATGTAAAGACAAAGCATATATGTGCTGGTAATCACGATGAGTGGTTAGATTTCTTTAACGCAGAGCATCCTTATTTAGATTTATCATTTGAGAAGGCTGGCAAGTTTAAAGAGCGTGGTTATAAGTATCATGCACCAGGTGAGTATCTAAAGATAGGAAAGTTATACTACTATCACGGGCATCATTTTGGAGGCCAATATCACGCTGCTAATCATCTAAGAAAATTAGGATGTAATATTATATATGGTCATCATCACGCTTTACAGCAAGATACAGTAACGCATATGGATGGACCAAAGTCAGCCTGGAGTTTAGGTTGCTTAAAGGATATGAGCAGTGAAAAGAATAAATGGTTAGGTGGCAGGCAGCATAAATGGGCACATGCCTTTGCTGTGGTAGATTATTATACAGGTGGTAGATTTACTGTACATGTAATACAAATAATAGATGGTAAAGCCTCATTATGGGGCGAATTGATTAAAGGATAATAATGGCTAGTTTAATAGAAAAAATCATGCAAAAGAAGAAGAATGATTCTTTCAATCAAATGATAGATAATGCAACTGACAAAGAGCTTTTTCACATTAAGCATAATTACCCCGGTTCACTTGAACTACTTGAAGAGATGGTGTCTCGGGAGACGGTAGATAGTACAAATACAATAGCTCAAGACACTTCGGGAGTAAAAAAGCTTACAGGGCTTGAAGGTTTATTAGAAAAAGCTATACTTAATGCCTCAACTGAAAATATACAGAGCCAGATGCAAGATACTGGAGGCTTTTCAGAAGGTATACCTACTTTGTTAAAATATTTGCTTAGCAATCAGGAAGAGGAAGACCCATATAATAAGAAGTTAGGACTCTTTTTTAGTGAATATGAAAAATATAGGCCAGAATATATTAAGCAGTTTAAAACAAATACTAATGAATACTAAGCATGAATCCTATAGAGATAATAGAAAAGTTTGGGATACCCATAGCATTTTGCTTGGGGTTAGCTTGGTTTATATATAAACAAAACAAGTATATCCAAGATGACTTAACAAAGGATATACATCAAAAATTTAATAGGTTAGAGGGTATTATTATAAAATTGATAGACCAACAAAAGAAGATGCAAATAGAACAACGTGGTATTGTTAAATCATACCAGACTTTAATTGATATAATAACACGTTTATTTAAGGGTAGCAAGGATGCCTAAACAAGTTTATAAATTAAATCAATTTCATGGAGGGTTAAATAATTCATTTAACTCTAGAGATATACGTGATAATGAGTTAGCAAGAGCTACTGATGTATCCATTGATTCTATTGGAAAGATATATAATGCTGGTAGCTTTATAGAACATGAATCAACTGCAGATGGTCATATGAATGGAAATACTGCATTTGGTGTTGGAGTTATGGGAAAAGGTTTATTTGCTTATAGCTCTAATTCAAGGATGCTAGCGCTAGGAACAGGCGAGGAAGATTCCGATGGTGCTTTACAAATGCCTACTGATTATCTTCTATTACATACTGATGATGATGATAACGCATTTACTATATTTCAGCGATTTGTTGGGGCAAGTGAAACATATTTAGATTGGAAGAAAGATGGAGAAGATAAGAGTTTAGATAATGATGAGCTCTCAATTTATAATATCAACGGCAATCTTCGTATTTCTGATACAAGTGAAACTTATCAGGCTACCTCTCCTAGATTCTGGGGAGCTATTGAGCCTAAGTGGTATGGAGATACTGCTGGTGGTGGACAAGCTGGTGTTTATCTAGGAAATGGTCCAGGTTATCTACAATATTATCGTGAAGATTCAAATATCAAGCCATGTTTCCCAGAAACACTCAATGGTGATGGAGATGATTGTGTTTTAAATGGTATTGTGTGCAATACTGTTAATGGAGATAATATGTCGCTTCCTATATATGGATATGCTGGTGAACCTAATGTTCAGATTGGTACATCTAATCCTCATGCATATGAGGGGCTAGGAAATCAAAATGGTAATTTGAGATGGGGAGTTGCTTTAGAGTTTGATGAAAATTCTAATGACTCAGGCTCATGGATGACTGATACAAATACAAGATATAAATTTTATGTTTCTACAGTATATGATGACGGTACTCAAGAAAGTCTTCCGCAGTTACTTCCTCTCTATTCTAATGTTAGTAGCTGGACTGGTGATGGAGGTTTTCAAACTAGAGCGGCTACAAGCGAAATGTATTTCACTAATGGTAATACTTTTAGTACCATAGGCGCTTTAGTGAGTGTTGGTATTACTCCAATGGTAAAATTTCATGGAGGAACATACGATAGTCCTACTAATAAAGATAACTTTAATTTTGGCTCTACAGATGCTGAAGATGCTACAGATACTGGTAATAAACGTATTTCAGGTGTTAGATTTTATTGGGCATCAAATGAAGATGGATATACTGAACTATGGAGAATGTTTGATTGTGATTTTTCAAGAGGAACAAGAGTATACGGATTGATGTCAGGACAAGGGGGTACAAATCGAATAGCTTGGAAACGTCATCGTCAGCCAGCGTCTGTTGGGAATTTCACTTACAATAAACCTGATTTTGGGGACACGAACATATTTAAACATCCTCCAAAGCTTTTGTCATATTATACAGCAAATCAACATGAACCTACTGATGAAATTACTGTCAAGGGATTTAAAACATCAGTAGTCTTAAATAATCGAACATATATTGGTAATATATCTAAAGATGTAGCTGTAGGTAGCGCTAGTGGAAATCATACTAAGTTTCAAAATCGCATATTACGTTCTCCAATTAATCAGCATGATAAGTTTCCAGACATTCCAGTTAATCGGATTGAGGCATTTAATGATGCTGAAGAGATTATTCATTTAGCAGCATACTCAGATAGGATTTTACAATTTACTAAAGATACGATGTATATACTTAATGCAACACAAGATTCAGAATATCTTGAAGCTACATATAATTTTAAAGGAGTTGATTCTTCAGCTTCTGTAGTTACGACTGATATTGGTATTGCTTGGGCTAATAAAGATGGTGCATACCTTTACACAGGAAGCAAGGTAGTTAACTTATTAGAGAAAGACGGGCAACGTGTTATTAGCTTAGAGGAATGGGATAAAATAAGATATAATCTTTGTGTTGGATATTCCGCTAAATATAATCAACTTCTATTTAAAGGACGTGATATTTCAAATTCTGATAGCTTGACTGACCTAACCACAGCAGTGTATGTCTATGATTTAACCTTACAAAGTTGGTCTCACGTTCCTAATGCTAAAATACCTACAGGCGTTTCTGGATACGATAGTATTTATAGTACTAATTTTGTTAATGATTATAATGGTGATGTTATTTATTATGACTATCTTACAGAAAAGATGTATAAGTGGGATGGCTCTGCAGCTGGAAGTGGTTCATTAGATGTTATAACAAAAGATATTGACTTTGGACAGCCATCAACACGTAAAAAGATATATAAGGTCTATGTATCATATAAAGGTGATGGTATTAATGTTAATGTTAATTATGCTGTTAATGGTAATACAGATAGTTTTGGTACAGATATTAGAGGTAAATTTTATAAAATAGATGAATTTGGTAACAGTACTAAAGCCAATGAAGCAGATAATTGTTTATATTCAGTAAGTGTAGGTCATGAGGATTGGGTACGTGCTGAATTAATACCAAGTGAATCTATTAAGAATATTTATAGTTTTCAGTTAAGGATAAGCGGGACTCCTGGGGATGATTTTGAAATTGGGGATATATCCATAATATATAAAACAAAGAAAGTTAAGTAATGTCAAGAAACGTAAGACAGTTACATACAGAAAAACAATCACGTGTATTAATGGAACGTGGTATTCCTTCAAATTTACAAGGAAAAGATGGAGATTTTCGTTTGAATCTTGCACCAGATGGTGTTAAATTATATGCGAAATTTAACGGACAATGGGTAGGTTTTAGCCCAGACAAAGAACAATTAGCAGAAGTTGATTTAAATCAGACAATTAGCGGTACTTACGACCAAACAGAAGTGCAAGCTATTTCTGATAAAGTAGATAATATATTATCTAAACTAAGATTAGCTGGTATTTTAGAAGACAGAAGTAAGGATTAAGTATGAGTATAGATATTACAAGGCACTTATTAAATTTAAGTAAACAGAAAGAAATAGCCAGAGACTATAAAAAGATTGGAGATTGGGCATCAGACAAGCAAAGTAAAGCTTCTATTGGTGGTACAGTAGGAGGTTTACTTGGTCAATTTGGAGTACCTAAACTAGCTGCTTTATTGGCTAGCGCTGCTCCAGCATTAAGTTTTCTAGGTGGACCAACGGGGCTATTGCTTAGTTCTATTTTAGGCGCTGGGTTATCTTCATATGTTGGGAGCAAGGTTGATACTGAAGATGCTCCTGATGTTCAAAGGGGTAAAACTGAATTAAGCACCTTAAAGAAGCAATTAAAAGAAATTCCGACAGCTAATCTTTTAATGAGTGGTGCAGGAGCAGGGTCTGGAGCATTGACGATGGGGGCTGATAAATACTTAAAATTTATTGATAATCCTTTGTCATATATAATGCAAGGTGTAGGTAAAGATAAGGGTACTTCAAGTATATTAGATATTGTTAAAGAAGCTGATTCAGCGAAAAAGCTTGCAATGGTACCAGATATTGTAGGTAAAGATATAGCTGGTAGAGTGCCAATGCCTAGAATACCAGGAGTAGATGTTTCGGCAGAATTTGATGATTTACTACTTAAACAAGAAGCTCAAAATGTTTTAGGTCCTGCATCAGAGATATTTAGCGATAAGGAACTTTTAGATTTACCAAAACAAATTCAACAAATACGTGATACACAAAATTTATACAATCTACCAATTGAAGAACAAATTGATTTTGGTGGGTTACTTAATTATGCAACGCCTTCATCAACAGGTTACGGAAGGAATATAAGGTAATACTATGTCTTTACTAACAGACTATTTAAAAGCACAAGGAAGAAGAGGTGATACTGAGCTTGCTCATGTTACTCCTGAGGAAAAAGATTTATTAAAAAGCTTAGGTGGGGCAGGAACTACTAATCCCGTGACTGGCTTAAAAGAATATTACCCTGGAGCTAATAGAGGAGAGAGAGTGGAATATAATCCAAGTGACTATGAACTTGCTCAAGATGCGTTTGAGGACGAGTATCGACATTCTGAATTGACATCAGAGCAAAGAAGAAATAGAATGAGAAATTGGTGGGATGCAGATAAGGGTTTTGATTATACATCAGGGATAGGAGAATTTAAAAGCGACTGGGAAGAAGGTGGATTAGATTATACAACAATGACCCCTGAGGAATTAGAATTAAGAATTAGACAGGCAGTCGCATATGATGCTGATTTTATGAAATTAAAGAATTGGAAGAGTAAATATGGTACTCTTAGCACATTTTATGATAAATCTAAGGAATCAGATGTAATATCAGAGGCTGGTGAAGAAATTTCAAGAATTGGAGAAGGTATTCAGGGGAATTTATTAGACTTGACAAGAAAGCAACAAATAGCGACTTCGAGGAGAGGATTCGCTATAACTGGTGACCCAACTATTGATAGAAATAGACAGAATATTTTCGCTCAAGCATCTGAAAGGTCTGAAGATTTATGGGAACAATCTGAAGATAAGGTTGAAGATTTACGTGATAAATATTCTAGAAACTTAATATCTGATATCGCTGCTTTAACTGATTATTATACAAACCCAACAGGCTAGAATTTAGGAGAAGGAATGGCAAAAATAGAAATTACACAAAGTCCTATATCGCAAGCTGTATCAAGTATACCTGATATATTGCTTAGAGCAGCTCAATTAGGACAATCACAAAGTATGAAACAACAGCAATTTGATTTACAGCAACAACAAATTGATGCTAGAAATACTCAACAAGCATTTGATATGGAGCTTAAGAAAAAGCAATTAGGGATGGATGCTGCTGGATATGATAATACAGAAATTGTTGATTATTTTAATAAAATCATGCTACAACCTGGAACTATTGATGTTGATGGTGGGAACTTGACATGGACAGGTAATCAGTTGATGCCCAAGCAGGAAGAAGCATGGGCTGAGTATAAAAAATTAGCTACTAAGGGTGGAAAAACTATTACTAGTAGTGATTATGCGATGTTTAATGATATGTGGATACAAACAGTATCAACACGTGATAGAAGGTTGCAAAGTGAGATTAAAAAAGTCCAAAGAATGGGCTATGATACTGATGATATTGAAAATATGATGGCTGAGAATATTTTATTTGGTCAGAATATTAGCAGTGTAATGGATTATGTTTCTCCTGAATCACAACAATTTTATGCTGGCTTTATGCCTAAAAAGGCTACATCTGGATTATATGGGGATGTTGGTCTAGGAGGTACTGGTTTAGCACTAACTGGAGCAGCCGCCTTAGGAGAGGCGGGATATAGAATGGCAACAGCTACACCTGCAAATATAATCGATGAAGCTAATAAAAAGGTTCTAGATGCTGAGGATAAACTTCGTAAAGCAATGAAGTCAAAAGCTAAAAATAAAGACGCTTTAATTAAAAGAGCACAAAAATTAGTAAATACTGCAAAAGCAGAATCAAAGGATATGATTTCTAAAGGCCAAAAATATAAACAATATACTGCTCCAGCAGCAGTTAAAGGTCTTAAATCATTTCAAGGATTAAAGGGTTTCGCTCCGACATTGTTTGGTAGTGCAGCTGGTATGGCAGGAGAAATGATTGGAGGAGAAGAGGTTGGTGCAGTTGCTAAAGGAGTAGTTGGGGGCGGAGTAGCATCTTCACAAGCAGTAGCAAGAACCATGGGATTAGGACAATATGTTGCTAATAGACTGGCATATGCATCTCCAAAGATGGCAGCTAAATTTGGAATTGCAGCAATGGCAGATAGTCCAGCGCTACCTATTGGAGACTTTATTGGCTTAGTAATGGCAGCAGGTACTGGTTATGATGTTGTGACTAAAGCAATTGACGAATGGAATAAAGCAAATAAATAAGGAGCAGTAATGTCGCTATTTACCCCATATGATGTGGGACAACCTACACAAGAGGAGCAAACTGCTGTAGGCCAAAATCAGTTCCAACCTTCCTGGGATGAGAGTAGAACACGTGATGCTATTAAAGGCTATAACCGAGATTCTGCATTTTATACCGAAACAGATTTAAACAATATAAGGCAGCATGCCTCATATTATAATGTACCATTCTATGAAGGCGAATTTGACCTTATAGATGCATTTAAACAAGCAGGAGCAGGTTTCTTTGAAGGGTTTACCACTTTAAACCTTATGGAGCCTGCTGACAATGAATACGAACAAATATTTAGAAACTTAGGTCATTTATCAGGATTCGCTCCTGGATTATTAGCTACCCCTCTTAATGCTGGCGCTAAATTAACAAAATCAGTTGCATTATCTAGATTAGCTAAAACTGCTGCTGCGTTAAATGATAAATCAGTACCTATGGCAGGTGCTAAATTCCTTACTAAAAAAGCGAAAGATATAGTTAGGCCTGCACTAGGAGTGGCTACATCAGGTAAGGCTGGAGCTGCTTCAGATGCATTAGGTTTTCTGACTGGTAATAAAGCACGTCATATGATGGAAGGAGCCTTTCATTTAGGGGCTGCTTCTGCAATATCATCATGGCAAGGTGGAATAGACCAGATGATGCATGGCTTTGTAGGTGGAGCTACTGCAGGTGGAGTATTTAGAGCTATTGGTAATATAGCCTTAACTGGTTCTGAAACTTCTCAAAAGGTTGTCAGAGGGTTAGCAGGTTCATTGTTTATGGGATTACCATCTACAGCTAGAGGCGCAACTACCCCTGAACAAGTATATGAATACGTAATGGGTGCTTACTTTGGTAAGTCAGAGCGTCCTTGGACACAAGCTAAAGCAGGTAAATTTATCAAGAAGATGCAAGAACGTGCTACAAAAGACCCTGCATTACGTGAAACTATGGACCCAGAAATGCATCCTGAGTTTGAAGCCCTGCCTCCTGAGGTAAAACCAGTAGTGAAGAAAATGGCTACAGATTTATGGATGTCTCCTGAGGAAAGATTGCTAGCTAATTCTTTTGCAGCTGGTGAGATTAATCCTAATAAAATTGGAGAAATACCTGCTCAAGTCGAAGGTTATGAAGTTGAGCAAGTTTTAGGAGTAGCGGGAGAGCCTACATTACGTCCTAAGAAAGGATTCTTATCTAGATTTATAACACGTATGGCCAGTGGCGGTTCTGAAGGTGCAGATAGAGCTTGGGCAAAGTCAGCTGATAAGTTAAACATTCCTATATTTAACTTTACATTTGATAAGCATCAAGCACAAGCAATGCTAAATAAAGGGTTGCCTCGTAAATTAGAAGCTACACAATTAGAGGACGCTAACAGACAAGTTACATTAAGTAGCTTAAGTTTAAATAGGCCTATAGAAAATATGTCTCAATACGTACTAAATCTCGTTAGGCGTAATTGGCATACAGTTAAAGATGTCAATACTGTATACGCAGTTGCCCCTTTAATTCGGAAAGGTGCTCAATCGATGAAAGCAGTTGATGGTGGAACTGGCTGGGGTGTCGATATGGCAATACGTAATAATAAAGAAGTTTATATATTTGACAATAGTAATAAAGCAAGACATCAAGGTGCAATTAGTAATAAATGGTATAAATATAATAGAGGATTAGAGAGATTTGAAGAAATACAAGGAATGCCTCCTAAGCCTCCTAAAACTTGGGCTGGGATAGGTAGTCGAGAGATTAGTAAAACAGGCGAGAAAGCTATAGATTCGTTCTTAAATAAGCACTTTGAAGGAGTAGAGGTAGCTCCTACCAAAGCAGAACAAAAAGAATTTAAAGAAGCTTCTGAAAGAGGAGAGGTTGTATTAAAGCCCGCAATTGAGTCTACTAAAAAGGCAATTGCTGGAGTTGAAAAATCTATTCAATTGAAGGAGAAAGAATTAAGGGATATTACTGTAGGCGAAGATATTGCTGGAAGAAAAACCAAAACCGATGAACGTATTAAGATTGAAACTGAGCTTTCTGATTTAACTTTAGAAGTCGAGACATTAGAAAAAGAATTAGAAGGCTATGTTGCAAGAGAAGATATTCCTTTAATAAATATTAGAGATGGTAAAGTTTTAGATGTTAAAAGCATTGAAGGTGAGGTAAATACCACAGACACAAGTCCAGGAATGAGAGCTATGGCTCCTACTACTTCTGCGGTAGAGTTTGTTAGGAAACATTTATCAAGTATGTATACCGCTAAATCCATCCTTTCTCCACGCGAAAGAGAAACTGAAATTGCATCACAAATAGTCTTTAAATTATCTGAATTTGCAGATTTATCAAGAGTGGATAAAGTAAATCGCTCTAAAGAGCTTGGCGAATGGATAAAAACATATGCCGAAACTAATAATGCAGATATCACCCTTAATAAAGAGGCTCAAGGAACATTAAGACAGTTAATGGCAAGAGAGGTATTTGACAAACAGGTAAATTATATTGGCGTTCATGATGGAAAAGTACAATTCTTAACTAAGCGTGGCGAAGAAGCGGATAGACAGGTTCCGTATACATCATCAGGTGTTAGTAAAAGGAACTATGAGCCCGTTAAATTGATTAATGATAAGTATATTGAAGCAGGCGGTAAGGAAGAATCTCCTATTACTATATTAGACCATGTTACAATTAAAGGTGAAAAAGGCCGCAATACAGACATGGAATTAATGCGCTATCAAGAAAAGCTTGAAAGAGATTATAGGTTTGCTGGCAAGAAACCAGATATAGCTAAGAAATTAGCTGAAACTGATTTTAATAAATTAAAAGCTAATATTTTTAAACAAATGAATGAAAAAGGTTACTATCTATTTAGTGGACGTGGTGATTCTGATAGAATGTATTTTGCAAGATATAATCCTAAAACTGAAGAAGCGTTTAAATCTGGATTATTTAAAGAAATCTTAACACTTGGTAAGATGGGTAAAGAAGCATCGCGAATGAGTTCTAGATTTGTCAATGCATATAAAGGTAAATCAGGATTAAATGAAAAAACATTACGTGTTATCCACGATAAGGGTTATATGTCTAATTTATTATATGATATGCAAATGAATGGTTTTGATATTAGCACCCCTAAAGCAATTAGAGCTAGTGCGAAATTAATGTTTTCTGGTAAAGGTGATTTTATATCATCATCTAAAGCATTCAATAAACGTTCTCAAATATGGTTAAATAATGGCTATTCTGGTGACCCTGCATTTATTAAGAATTATAAAACTGAAAAAGGTAATAAAGTTAAATTAACTACTGATGGAAAAGCACGTTATATATTAGTTGAAGATTTGCCTAAAGCAATACGTGATAAAATGGACAAAGACCCATTATATTCTTCAGATGTAACACGTAAATCTACTGAACTTGGTGAGCATATTGATGGTGCTATTATTGCTGAAGGCAGGACATTACGTGCCGTAAATGCAGATGCTGGTATGCCTGAACATCACGTTCAAAACAAATCATTTATCGTATCTCCTGATGCTCAAAAAGGTGCATTGCTTGGTAAATATATGATGCATGATGCAGGTCCTGCTATGTCTAAGTTTATGAGAGATAAGGGAATTAACTTTATTGTACAATCTTCTGCAGCAAAGCAAATAGGATTACGTAATAAAGGTGATTATAAAGTTACTAAAGCTAAAGGCTTAGATTTATTAGGCTCTGAAATATACGATTTAGATTTATCTCATATTAAATATAATTATTCTGTTAAAACTGATTCTCATATGGCTAAGTGGACACGTGCGGTTAAACAAATGCTAGGAGCATTATCAGACAATACTCAGGTTCCATTTAAGAAAGAAACTATTAGCAATATGTTAAGTAGATTGCTTGACAATAGGTTTGAGGGTGATGTAACTGCAAATGATGCTTATTTCAATTATCTAAAGCTAGATGCAAATGGTAAAAGTCAAAAAATAAATAGTATTATTAAAAATATTGAGAATATTGGGATTGAACATATTGTAGATGGTATTAGGCGTCCTGGAAATGAATTATTCGCAGAACGTGTTTATGACTATATGTTAACTAAGAATAAAGAAGTAATGGAAGCAGACTATAATGCAGGGGAAATATCCGAAGTAGAATATCGAAATGCTATGTTTGAAATTAATGCAGAAAATTCTACATATAGAAAGAAACTAGCTATTGCCAAACAATGGAAAAAGTTAAATCCAAAAGATTCTAAGTCTAGTATTGATGCTATATATTTTGATAAAGATGTTCGTAATTATAGAATGCAAGTTATTAAAAACTTTATAGTAAGAGAAGCAACAAGACCACGTATGGCTAATTCAGCTGTTGCACGAATGAGACCTTATGATAAAGCTATGCAAATAGATTTAGATAATGCTAACCCTAGATTAAAAGAATTAGATAAAAATGATAAAATCTTCTTTTTAGATAATGGTTATAAAACTATGAAGATAGACACTGGCATCGAAGGATATGGTAAAAATGGTATTATCACATTAGAACAACTATGGAATGGTCGTAAAGGTACATATAAAGACATAGCTCCTGAAATATTTAAAACATTAGCATTACGTGTTCCAATGGATTCTGTTTCTGGAGCGCATGGTTTAACATTTAGAGGCTTTACTGGTAGAGAGGGATATGGTACATTATTACATTCACGCGTTATGAGAGCATTGGGTGGAGCTGATTTAGATGGTGATGAAGCTCACATATATTTTGGTGGAGAGAAAAAAGGATTCAAGAAAGCTTGGCGTGAAGGTTTTGAAGCTAACAAAGAAGAATTTTACTATCATGTTGATAAAAATGGGATGATTGTTGATAAGCCAGTAAAAGGTGGAAGAACATTAGTTGGTGATAATAAACAGGCAGTTATCCCTGTCGCATTACGTAAGGATTTAAAACTACCTGCAGATATTACTACGTATCAAGACTTATTAACCACTACAAAAGAATTTACTAAAGATGAAAGAAGTCTTTTAAATTCTCGCGGTGCTATGTATTCTATCCATGAACGTAATAGGATTTCTGAATCTGCCAGTAGAGGTAGAGCACAAATGGGTTCTAGTGCTGTAGTACCTAAGCAAATGATGGCTCAAATACACTCTATGTTAGGTGGAGGTAAAGATGCTAAACCTACTAAAGACGAGTTTACAATCAAAAGACGTGGTGAATGGAATAATAATCTAGGCAAATATAACTGGAAAGAGTATAAACTCATTCTAAGCCCTAAAACAGACCCTAAATGGCGAAAACTAGCTCAAGAGATAGGTAGGGCTCAAATAGCATTTTCTTCCGACCCTATGGATGAATTAGGCCTTAAATCAGCAGAAGCATGGTTTAAGCTATTACATAATGCACATTTTAATGTTCAGATTATCAATAAAAAGACTGGGAAGAAGGCTTCTTATGCTGATTTAAATTATAATGATTTAACTTCTTGGGATTTGAAAAAAGGGCTATACGGAACACTTAACGATTTGAATAAAGCTTATTGGGGTAGAAATTACAAAGAAGGCCGTAGATATAGCGTAGATGAAATGCGTACTATGAGTGAAGGAATCTATGGTTTGATGAACAATCAACGTAATAATTTTCTTGTTAAAGTAGGTGAAAAGCTCAATCCATTAGATTGGAGTGATAATGCTATTGGTAGAATGGATAAAACTGCTGTATTAGATATGTATAAACGTATTAATAAAGAAATGGCTGACCCTAAGTATAACTTCTTAAAAGACTTATTAGGACGTTCATCATTTGCAGTACCTGAAAGTAAGCATTTATTACAATCAATATATGCTGTAGATAAAAGTCAGAGAATATGGAATAGTACTACAGGAAAACATGAAGATGTTACATTTAATTTATGGGATGCAAGTCAACGTAGAGAGATTGCTCAAGACCCATTTAGATTTAAAGAGGCTGTTGGGAAAATTAAAATTGCAAAAGAGCTAATGGATGCTACTAAAAAAGGAACTGAAGAAGCTAGAGCAACAGCACGTGAAAGGATATTAGCTGATATTGCTTATAAGGCAGAAGACTATTTTATTAACGATATTAATGATATGGCTACATTTAAAATTATCACAGATTTAGCTAATAAGATGACTAAAGAGCAGTTACAAGTTGTTCCAGCAATGCATAAATTTGTTGAAAAGTTAAAATCACGTAGTTATTTATTAGCTAAAGAACGTAATAAGCTCGGTGGTTTTGATTGGAACAGTATGAGCCCAGAGTCTGTCAAAGAGGTTAAAAAATGGATGAAAGATTCTAACCTCAAAGAATTAATACCAAATGAATGGAAGACTATTAAAGAAAAAGCATCATCAACTTTAGATAGAGCTAAAATTGACATAGAAATACGTAAATTTAGAAAAGAGAATAATTTAGATACTCAACAAGCAGAAATGTTGGATAATTTACTATTAGGCACATATAAGCGTGGTAACCTATCTAAGATAAATGAATTATCAGAGACATTAACAAAGAATGACCCATTAGTACGTGATATGCTAAGTCATCTACGTAGTATGGCTGCCGAAACTCAAATGAGTAAATTAGGATGGAACTCAGAAGCATTGTCTTCTGGTAAAGCTCAACTCAATATGGTTGGAGCTATGTCAAGATTATTTAGCCAAACATGGAAGGCTCCTGAAAAATCTCAAATTGAAGCTGCTCAAAAGTTTGCCAATGAATTACCTAATAAAATAAAAGAAGAAGAGGGTGTTGATTATTTTGAAGAAGCCGTACAAGGTATTGATTATACTACAGGATATGAAGGATTAAAAAAAGGTGTTGAAATCAATGATATTCCTAAGGATATACGTTCAGAAATGTCGCAATTCGTGTCTTATGTTAAAAATGAGAATAATAAATTTCAAACTAATCTTAATGAAGCTATTAGAAGCTTATTAGGAAAAGATTTAAATGTTTTAAATAAACAAGATTATCAAGTATTAAACAATTGGTTTAGAGATGTTAAAGCTGGTACTATCTGGCAACGTATTTGGGGTAAAAAATCTCCAACTGAACTAGCAAAACGTCATCATTGGTTATTTCCTAGAACAGTCAATAGAGAGTTGATGCGTGATGATATAGAATTAATGGAAGAAAAAGGTTTATATCTTACTAAGGGTGGTAAAGTTATTACTGGTAAATTAATGCGACCTACACAGCATATTGATATGGTACAAAGCTGGATAGCACGTACAACTGATTCAGCTACAAGAGTTGCAGAGGAAGAAATACAGGGATTAAAAGAGCAGTTACTATTTATTAATTCTATCAAAGATGGAGAGACATTAAGACAAATAGCTGTTCGAGAGAGAGAGTTTAAATATTGGGATAATTTAAAATTTTTAAGCAGAAAAGATAGAATTAACTCTGCTGAATATAAAGAGCGATATAATGATATTATTAAAAATCATGGTGATAAGTTAGACAAAGAATATACTGTAGAGCTAGATGGTAAACGTAACAATTATACTGGTAGAGAGTTAGTAGAACGTGTTAATAAGGAATATACTAAATTCTTTGAAAAGATGCATAACTTTATAAGAGGTGAAGAGAATTGGCTAGATAAGAATAAGATGATTATTGGTTATTATGGTAAAACAGATAGAAAATCTCCTAAAATTGACCATGATAAATTTACTAGATACTTATTAGAGGCTTGGCGTAATGGAGAGAATTTAACAACTAAAATTGGTATAGACGGATTACGTCAAGTAGCACGTTCAATGATGATTGAAATGGCTAAAAATAGTCCTGAATATGCAGAAGTATTAAAATCACAACCTATTGAACCTACAGGTAAATGGGGAGGCTCTTTTGATTATTATTTCCCTCATATGCATTTTAATAAAAAGCTTGCTGGCAAGGGTATGAATAAATTGATGAAAAAGATATATGAGATGCCATTATCTGAATTTGATGCTGACCCTAAAAAAGCTAAAGCAAAAAGAGAAAAAGAAATTAAAGGTATAATATATAAAAATCATACTTTAACTGGCGATTGGCAACTTGAAGCTGCTGAAGACTTTATCAATCATGATAAAATTATGGCTGATATTGCAGAGTCTAGGGCGAAAAAGAAACAAAAAGTTAAATGGCCTATTGATTTAACTAAGGCTGGTAATATGTCAAGCAGAGTATCACATATACCTGGATGGTCAGTAGACCCTACAGTACCCGAAGCCTATACACGTGCTTTAGTTAACACGTATCATAAACAAATGGCTCAAATATTTTCACGTAATATTATGGAACAAATGTATAGAAAAATGTTACCTAAATGGGGTGAGAAACAAGCCCAAGCATGGCAAAAGTTTATGCAACTTTATGTTCAGGATGCTATTGGAAATCCAACTGTAATACCTGAAAGATATTTAAATGACCCTACATTAAAGTTACGTGGTACTCCATATGCTTGGTGGGCTGATAGTAATGTTGAAAAGCGTATTAATAAAATTAGAGAAAGTTTTGGACTTGGTGATAAAAGTCTTCCAAAAGAATTACGTGGTGTTGATATGCAACAAGTTAGACATTGGTCTAATCTTGAAGCCCAATTTGAAATGGCAGCTTTATTAGCTCATCCTAAATCAATGGTTACCAACGTTTTTGGTGGTACTATGCATACTGTGGAATCTGCAGGATGGAAAAATTGGCGTAACTCACGTAATATTAGTTGGTTAAAACAAAACATTAACTCTAAATGGAACTCCATGGAAGATGTTACTCAATTTGTAATAGAATCTGGTGTATATCCTGAGTATATGTTATATGAAGCAGGACTTAGCAAAGAAATACGTCAAGGTAAAAATAGAGAGTTTATTGAAGATGTAGCCAAGAAAATGGCTAAAACTCCTGAAATGTCTAATACTACGTTAAAAGAAATTGCTAAACAATATGGTGTTAAAGATAAAGTTGTGCAATTTGCAGCTAAGTTTATGACTGTTCCTGAGAAGATGATACGTAGAGATGCATTTATGTCTCATTATATACAAGCATGGGAAAGATATGGTGGTGCTATTAAAGACCCTAATAATCAATTCTTGATTGAGCAAGCTAAAAAAGGTGTACAAGCTACGCAGTTTTTATATTCTGCTCCATTTAGGCCTGCTTTTGCACGTACTGCGCTTGGTAAAGTTATGACACGTTTTCAGTTATGGTCTTGGAATGCTGTACGATTTAGGAATGATGTGTATAGGCAAGCTAAAATATATGGCTTAACTCCTGGTACAGAAGCTTTTGAAAGATATACTAGAATGATGCAGATTGATATCTTTACTTTTGCATTAGCTAATATGTTTGCTTATTCATTATTTGAAACTGCATTACCTGCTCCTTGGAATTGGATGCAAGATACTGCAGATTGGATTTTTGGTAACGAGAAGGAAAGGGATAGAGCTTTCTTTGGGCAATGGCCGAAACAACTTGCTCCGTTGCAGATGGTAACTCCTCCCATCCTTCGGCTATTGCCTTCATCTATGAGAGCTATGGTAGATGATGATTGGTCTAAAGTAGGAAAATATTATGTCTGGACTATGTTCCCATTCGGAAGAATGGCACGTGATTTAGTAGGTCCAGGGAATTTAATAGAGAATCCAATTAGAATTATGGAAAAAACAACTGGATTCCCATTATTACAATTACAGAAAAAAGGTACAGAATTAGCTTCAGAATTAGAAGAAGGAGAAAGAGAACTTTCCCCTACTCCTGGTGGTTCTTTATTACCATTTTAATCGCAGCCAGCTGTGAGTATCATTAAGAATCTTCTTCTACCATCCCCCACAGCAACATTGAGTAGACTATTATATCTGAGAGTCTACCCCTAACGTCTTCTCTTTGAGATTTATATCCGTTAACGTAAGCTTTAATGCCATCAACGTGTTTTAACAGATATACCATTAACACTTTTTCACGACTGATATCTAATGCATCACCAATACGTTCAAAGTTTGCAAAGACATTATCCTTCTTGTGCGCGTACTCCTTCTGCCCCGACTTCCTCGTTTTCGTTATCTCCTTCTGTATCTTCTCCATCAGGCTGTTCATTTGCTTGCTGTTCATTAGTCTTCTCCTCTATAAGAACTTTCATTTTTTCTATAAATGCATCACCATCTTCTGTATGCTCTATATACCTTTCAAATAATCCGATATAATCTTTTAAAAGTATATCCAATCTTTGTACATGCTCAGCCAATAAAGCCTGACCTTCTTTTTGCTGTTTTGATTCTATAGCTAATATCTTCATAGCATCTGCTGTTGACATTTTATTAGCTTTTTTATTTGACTTTCTTTTTGCCATCTAAGACTCCTTCTTTCATTTGTTTTCTATAAAATTTACTACCAAAATGCTCCCTATACATACAAATTCGGCATATAGGATACAGAACTTTAGGTTCCCAATCAGAAACGTATTTGTTACTTTGTATCCTATAGCTGAACTTATTATAGTATTGCTTTTTACACATCCAACACGTATATGTCTCTTTACGTACTTCTTGTGTTAGCGCAAGATTACCCATCTTTAAGATACTTCTTTGAACCTTGCGTTTTAATAATAATATCAGTCATTCGTTCAAATGCTGACGTAAAGCCTAAATCATTCCTAACTGGACTGCTTGGCTTAGGATTTCATGTATAAGCTCTATTTTGTGTGTTTCTAGGCGATATTCCATCTTCAGCGTATATTGCCTTACTTTCGTCTTCTTCGTTCATATATGACCCATTTAAGCACGCAGAACGAAATTCCCTTGAATTGAAGGTTTCGTCTTCAGATTCGAAATAATTAACTAATGTGTTAATCATTGGTTGTAATCTTTCGTTATTGTCTAGTACTCCACCTACTATTTTAGCTATAGCATTATAATGTTTAATTTCCACTTAATACCTGCCTTTCATAAATTTAGCTTTACGCTGTTTCTTAGTTAGTTTATTCTTTTTCTTAAAATAGTTTTGAGTTTCAATTTTCTTCTTCAAATCTGCAATTAACTCTGGGTCGCGATATTCTTTATCTTTTTTGTACTCTACTTCTAAAGCAATTTGATATTTACTTTTACCTTTACGACTTCCAGAGCGGAACCTAATTTGATTATCTCCATATATACTAGATACTAATCCCATTACTTCCTCCTTTTAGCAAATCGACCATTCTTTTTACGTGGCCTTTTTCCCAACACGTTAACTTCCCAATCTGTACGTATTGCTTTTAATAGTGCTTTTATTTCTCTAATCATTATTAG